ATTTGAATTTAGAAAACAAGGACTTGTTGTTAAAAATAAAAAAGCACCAGGTAAAACATACGCACACTACAGTCTACCGGGTGAGATAGATCAAGAGATTGCAGATGTAGATAAAGTTATTAAAACTATTGAAGAGGGTAATAATCCTTTTTTTAAAACAAAAGAGGATATAAAAGATCAAAATTCAAAAAGAGCTAATCTAGTTAAAATTAGAAATGAGATTGCACCAGAAGACGCTAAAGAATTACCTGGCGATGAGTTATTAGAAACTGCAGAGGTTGTGCCGATCAAACAAGAGGGCATTTTAACTGATGTAGATAACACTGCAAAAAAACTTGAAAAGTTAGAGGGAAAAACATTTAAAGGTGTAGAACTGTATGGTGATGAAACATTTGATGAATTAAAATACATTGATGAGAATGGTGTGCACCCTAGAGATTTAGATCCAAGAGAGGGTTTTGCAAAAGGAGGAATTATTTCGTTAACATGAAGGTAATCTTTAATTACGCAACACGACAGTTTGAATCTATGGAACCTACGCTACGAGATAGGTTTCAGCTAGGCGGTAGAGTTAATTTTGTTAAAGGAACTCCGTTTCCAATCACAGACGAAGTGTTAGAGCAAATAGATAGTTTAGTTAAAAATACAAATCTTAATTTAAAAGAGATAGGTGATCAAATCGGGTATGGAACAGAAACACGTAGCATGACTATTGATACTCCCGTTATGGAAGCGTATATAAAAAAATATGGCAAACCTAGCGATGCTAGATTGCAAACAAGAGGTGTTCCATTATCTCCAGAGAAAGGCATTGGTAAAAAAATTGTAACAGCTTACGACAAACAAATTAAAAATTTTGGTAAACCAAATATATCTCAAATCGTAAGAGAGGTTTATGGTCCTGGTGTAAAAGATTTTGATAGTGCTAGAGCACAGGTTAGAAGTGTTTTAGGAGACTTTAGAAATTACAAAGGAAAAGCAAACATACCGATTGATAAAAAAGATTTAACCGCAGAACAAATAAAAACAAAAGCTAGAGTTAAAAAATTAAAACTTGTTGATAATCCAACTATAGCAAAATTTATGGCTGGACCAAAAGGTTCTGGTTTTCAATATCATCACATGGATGCTACAAAAACATCTCCAGTAACATTAAACAACGTAGTCTATTTACCCGACGAAGTTAACAATTACATACAGAAATATGAAGGACCTATTACACAAAGAAAAAAAGAAATAATAAAATTAAATAAAAATAAACCAAAAGGTTACAAAAAACAAATAGATGCTAAATTAAATCAAATCAGAAACACTATTGCAAAAGCAGATATGGATTTAGATAAAGCAGGATACTCTGCTTATAAAGGTGTGATAGAGGTTGATACTGTTGACGTTAATGGTAAACCATTAAAAATTGGTGGTGGATCTGCTTTGAGACTAGGCGAGGGTCTTGCAGAAGAATTAGGTTTAGATGCAAATAAACCATTAAAACAATTTACATCTGAAGAACAAGTAAAATTAAACCAAGCTAAAGAAGCTTTAATTAAAAAATCCTCTATTAACAAACCTAAAATGACTTTTGGTAAAGCAGCTAAAGGTGTAGGAAAAGCTATACTTAGAAAATCTCCACCAGTATTGTTTGCTCTTGGTATTAATGAAGTTGCAAAAGCAGCAGAGTTTACTAAAGACCCAAGAGACTTAGTTGTTGCTTTTAATACGTCTGCGGAGGTAGCTGCAAAACAAAAAGCAATTCGAGAGGATGAGACAGGAGAACTTTTAAAAGAAGAAATAGCTAATCTACCAGAGATTACAACAGACGATCAAGTAGCTGGCGCCTTGATGGATTCTTTTCCTAATCAATCTTTCTTACAATATCAATCTGCTGTTGATGATGGTTTTCAAGGTAGCTTTGAAGAATACTTACAGCAACAAAGTATGAAGATGGCAAGAGGTGGCCGTGTTGGTTTTGCAAATGGATCACCTAGCCCGTTAGAATCAGAAGCAACAATAGATCAAGCTCTGGCTGCTCTTAATAGTTCCGAGGTTAGAAAACAATTCTTATATGACACTTCACCAGTGGGCGAGTTAGATAAAAACATTTTTGGTAAAGATGGCGATAGAAATTTAGTACAACAATTTAATACACAGTTTTTAGATCCACGATCCTATCCATACTATGCACAGAAACTTGTAAGAGGTGCAGCTAACATTCCTGAATTTATTCTAAGCACACCTAAAGCTGGACTAGCTTTTATACAAGACCTAAGAAAGAATGCAGGAATAACTAAAGAAGGTGTTGAAGAAATATTAGAAATTTTAGATCCATCAATTACAAGAGATATATTAAACGGTCAGTTTGGAGATCTATTAGGTGTATCTGATAAAGCAATACAAGCTTCAGAAGAAAAAAGATCAGGTCCACAAAGAACAACTGGTGATATATTACAATTAGCAGGGGAGCTGCCTGGACCAGCAACGCCTTTCTTTTTAATTGGATATGCACCAAAACTTTTAAAACAACTTAGCTCTGTCGGTGCAACAGGAGGCACTGCAGTAGATAAAATAAACAAAGAAATAGAAAACAAAGTAGCTCAACAAGGTGTAGATCAAACAAGAAGAGATATAGTTTTATCTATTGGCGCTGGTGGTGCTGTTGCTTTTCTTAAATATTTAGGACTAGACTTTTTAAGTAAAACACCTAGAGTCGTAGAGAAAGCTGCACCAATAGTAACTAAAGGCGGTACACCAAAATACTTCTTTGACTTTGTTAGTTTAATTAAATCTAAAGGTGATGACATTACAGAAAAAGCTGCAACATTAGAGAGACAAAAGGTTTATAGTTACAATGGCTATGAATTAACAGAGGATATATCTACGGGTAGAATGTCTATCAGAAAAGATACTGAGGGCGCTGGTAGTTATCCTATTGGTGACGGTGAATATGAAACTATAGAGGGTGTAATTAGAAAAGAAGAAATAACTTATGACCCGCCTGAGACCATATTAGATGATGCAGGTAAACCAAAAGAAGTTCCAGACACCTACGAAGAAAGTACTCTATTACCTGACGCAGATGGTGGAGATGGAGATGTTGAAGCTGGTTTACAATCCATTGATGATATACTAGATCTATTATCTAAAGATGGTAAAACGTATTCAAAAGAAGAATTAATAGAAATGGGTATTAACCCTGATGTTTTAATGGAGTCTGGTTATAAAATTAAAAAAGCAGGTGGTGGTATTATTAAGTTGGCTGGTGACGATTCTGGACCTCCACCAAAATCAGGGCCTACACCACACGGGTTGCCTTATGTAGCCAAAAATGTTAGACCTATCAAGGAGCGTAAATAATGGCAGATATCGATAAGACTCTATCCGAGTTAGGGACCTCTGTAAAAATAGAAGGGCCTGACCAACAAGTAGAATTAGAAAAACAAGAAGAGGCACTGAAAGAACCAGTGCAAGTTACACCAACAGAGGATGGTGGTGTTGAATTAGATTTTGATCCAAGCAAAGTAAATATTGAAGGCCAACCCAATCACTTTGACAATTTAGCAGAATTATTACCAGACGATATTTTAGACCCAATAGGTTCAGAGCTTTTCCAAAATTATATGGACTACAAAGCCTCTAGAAAAGATTGGGAAAAAGGATACACAGAAGGTTTAGATCTTTTAGGATTTAAATACGAAAACAGAACAGAGCCTTTTCAAGGCGCTTCAGGTGCCACGCACCCTGTGCTAGCAGAAGCTGTAACACAATTCCAAGCAGGAGCATACAAAGAATTATTACCATCAGAAGGACCAATTAGAACACAGATTGTTGGCAACAGTGATCCACAAAAAGAAGCACAAGCACAAAGAGTAAAAGAATACATGAATTACGAACTCATGGAAAAAATGTCTGAGTACGAACCAGAGTTTGACCAGATGTTATTTCATCTACCGCTTGCAGGGTCTACATTTAAAAAAGTTTACTATGATGATTTGTTAGGTAGAGCTGTATCTAAATTTGTGCCAGCAGATGATTTAATCGTACCATACTCTGCAACATCTCTTGATGATGCAGAAGCAATCATACACGTTTTAAAAATGTCAGAGAATGATTTAAGAAAACAACAAGTGGCTGGTTTTTATTCTGACATAGAGTTACCACAACCTACAACTACAATTAACGACGACGTAACTAAAAAAGAAAGAGAATTAGAAGGCACTAAAAAAACAGGAAAACAAGAAACAGTTTACACATTGTTAGAGTGTCACGTAAATTTAGATTTAGAAGGTTTTGAAGATAAGGATGCGAACGGAGATTTTACAGGAATCAAGCTCCCCTATATTGTGACTGTAGAAGAAGGTTCGAG